GTCGATCCGAGATCGGCAGATACATCAACGAAGTCGCGGCGGGCGAGGTGGAGGTCGTCGAAGGCTGAAGCATTAACGCAGTAAGATCCACCAACAGCAGTATCCCGCGCCTTTGTTCGCCGAGCGGCAGAGGTTGACGACCCCGAGGGTCAGGGAATTTTCGTCAACCATTTCTCAACAGGAGAACTGCCGCAATGGCAAACACACTGACCCCTCTCATTGACAAGCTGATCGCTCGCGGTCTGTCTGTCTTGCGCGAGAACGCGATCATGCCGCGTCTCGTAAACTCGACTTATTCCAATGTTGCCCGCGATAAGGGCGACACCATCACCGTCCCGATCGCGGCCGACATCACCGCCGCAAGCGTCTCGCCGAGCAACACGCTCGCCGCCGCAGGGGATACGGCACTGACGAGCAAGACCATCTCGCTCAACCAGTGGAAGCACGCCGGTTTTTATCTGACGGATCAGCAGATCACGCAGATCGATGTCGATAATTTCCAGACCCTCCAGGGCGACGAAGCGGTGCGCTCGCTCGCGAATAATGTCGACGAGTATATCCTCGGGCTGTACAAGGGCATTTACTCCCAGGCCGGTACCGCCGCGACCACGCCCTTCGGCTCCAATCTGAACGACTGGACGACCGGGGCGCGTACCAAGCTCAACAACTTCAAGGCTCCGATGGATGACCGCGCCGTCGTCCTCGATGCTGATGCCGAGGGCAATGCGCTCAACAACCGCGCCTTGCAGGACGCTTCGTATCGCGGCTCGACCGAGGGCATCGTCTTCGGTGACATCGGGTATGCCTTGGGCGCGTCCTGGCATCTCGACCAGAACGTCCCAACTTTCACCAACAGCAACGGCACCCCGACGAGTTGGCTCGTCAATCAATCGGACTCGGCAATCGGCGATACGACCGTCACCATCGACACCGGGAGCAACGACCCCGTCGAGGGCGACATCTTCACCGTCGCGGGATCGACTCAGCAGTTCGTCGTTTCCTCGTATTCGTCCAATGTCATCACCTTCGCACCGGCTCTGACGGCGGCGCTCGGCAACAACGCGGCCCTGACCTTTGCCGCGTCCCATGTCGTCAACGTCGCCTTCCAGCGTCAGGCGTTCGGCTTCGCGATGGCGCCGATCATGGACGCCTCGATGAATTCGGACACCATGCGTCAGGTCACCGACGAAAAGTCGGGCTTGACGATGCGCCTGGAGGTATCTCGCCAGGAGAAGCAGTGGAAGTTCGATTACGATGTGCTGTATGGGGCGACCTTGCTCCGTCCCGAGTTGGCGTGCCGCATCCTCGGTTAATTGATTGATCGCTTGGCGCGGGCTTCGGCTCGCGCCGAGCATAACCGATAAGGATCGAGAATATGGCAAGCATACCGACGGTCAAGATTAAATCGGGCAAGGATTACGCGATCGTCAACGAGTCGGATTTCGACCCCGCGACGATGGAGTTGTATGACGCGCCCACGCCGAAGGCGAAAGCCAAACCGAAGGCCAAACCGAAAGCCAAGTAAATGGCGATTACACTCTCAACAACGGGATATTGCGAGGCGACGGATGTCGGCGCGATGGTTCAGCAATTCACCATCGACACCAATTCCGACCCCTCGACCGCCGAAACCGAGGCGTGGATCTCCGAGGATTTTGGCGAGATCAACGCGATCTTGAGGGCGGCGGGATATGCCGCGCCAGTTGCCCAGGCGGGCGGCTCGCTCGGCGGGACCGTCCTCCTCAAGGACAAAGCGAATCTGATGGACTCGATCATCTCGCTCAAGGCATCGAGCGGGAGTCTCACCGGGACCGTCAGGCGCGGCGATTTCTTCACCATCTCGGGCGACGGGCAACGATATATGGCGACCCGCGACGACATCGTCAACACCGACGGTGAGATCGTCGTCGCGATCGAGCCGTGGATCGAGGTCGAGACGGCGGCGAATACAGCGGTCACGTATACCGCCGCCGTCGATGCCGCGAAACTGCTCAAGGGGTTAAATGCCACCATGACCGCGATACGCGTTCAGCGGGCGGCATATAGCTCGTCAGGCACCTCCGTCGATGAACTGGTGCAACCGCTTATCGTTGAGCGGGATCGCATCATCGCGGGCTTGCAGGGCGGGTCGTATGACATCCCTTCTGCGGCGGTCGAGACGGTCGCGGGCGGCGGCACGATGTCCCTGTTGAGAAGCTGAGAGGATCAACCGATGGCAAACTGTACTATCGCCGATGTGCAAGCTCTGGTCCTCGGGCCGGGTGTGCGTTTTGCGCCCGCCGAGCATGAGAGAGTGCAAGAGGCGATCGACGCGACGGCGGTCGATGTGGCCGACGATGCGGGATACGTCGAACTGATGGAAGCGAAGCGAGCCAATGCCGAGGCGGCGGCGGGTAAGTTACTCAACCCGCCAAAGGCCAAGGCAAAGGCAAAGGCGAAAGCCAAATGATCGAGATCCGCGTCACAGGGTTGGAGGATCTGACCGACGCAACGGGCGAAATGAAAAAGTGGGGCGAGCGTCCCTTCGATGGGGGCGCGGCTCTTCGCATCCGCAAAAACTGGATGACCAGAATCGGGCAAGCGTTTGACAGTAAGGGCCAGAGCATCGGCACGAAGTGGAAGCCGCTTAAGCCCGCATATGCCGCCTGGAAGGGTCGGCATTTTCCCGGTCGTCCTCTGCTCGTCTTGCGTGGCCCGATGAAGAAATCCTTGACCGAAGAGTCGTCCCGCAATGCAATTTTCAACCGCAAAGGCGGGCGGCAGTTAATCCTCGGGACGCGGATCAAGTACGCCAAGTTCCACCAGTACGGCGTGGAGAAAACCAATCTGCCCGCTCGCCCATTTTTTAAAGTCGATCAAGGTCTGGTCAACGATTGGGCGAAAGAGATGGCAAAAGACGTTGAACTCGCTGAGAAGGGCAGTAAGCGATGGCGGGCACGATAAATCCACAAGATGCGGCGAATTCGATCATCACCGTTTTGACCTCGGGGATGACCGCAAAGCTCGCCGCCCTTGATACCTCGTACGACGATGGGATCACGCTCGACGGCGTCGATAAGTACTGGCGAGCGCCACAAGAGCAATATCCCGGCAAGGTCAACGTCGTGGTCGTGCCGACCTCGACGGAGGCTGTAAACTCACCCGATCAGAGGGAGATCAATTATCTCTCGATTGAGGTGATTGTCACCGGGTCGCAATCCTCGGCAACGTATTCTGGCACCGAGATGATCACGATCCGTTTATGGCGCACCTGTCGCGCCGTGCAAGAACTCGTAAACAAAACGACCCTGTCCGACGCAGTCGATCAGTGTTATGTCGAGCGGATCGACGCATCAGAAATCGGTGCAGACGGGACTCAGTTTGAACAACGAGCCGAGATACAACTGCAAGTATACACCTCGTAAGGAGAGAGAATAATGGGAGTCGATAATTTCAGTTACGGCTCGGATCTTGTTGGGTTTTTCAAGGCTGAGTCCACATATGGTACCGCAATCAAACCTGCCGCCGCCGATGCTTTTCGGGCGACCTCGATCACGATGGGCGCACCTGTCGGCCGAGAGTTTCCTGGCGACCGGCGCAACACTCGCTCGCGCATCGAGCAGACCACGACGCGCACCCCCGTACAACCCTGGTCGGCAAGTGGCATCCTTCGGCCCTCGGGGTCAGCAGGGACCGCGCCCGACATCGGCGAGATGATCAAGCACGCGATGGGGACCGAGACGGTCGCGGGCGGCTCGTCGGTCACGTATTCGCTTCTCAAAGATCCGACCGCTTTATCGGGCGCGATTTATCGCTCGACGACGGATCTGACCGAAGGGGTATATGGGGCGATCGTTCAGAACCTGACGTTCAACTGGTCGGGCGATTCGTTTATTACATGGACCGTTTCGGGCGTGGGCAAGGAATACATCCAGACCGGCAACACGCTCGCCAATGGCGCAGGGTCGTCGGCGACCGCTTTGATTGTCGATGATGCCGATTTTTTCAGCAAATACTCGGTGATCTCTGTCGGCTCGACGGACGATGTGCAAGTCACGGCGGTCAATTATTCGACCAATACGTTGACGATCGCCTCGACATCATGGTCCGACAATGATGCGGTCGCGCCATATGTGCCGACGGGGAGCTTCGCGGGCGATCCGCTTTTCGGGACGCAGGGGTCGTTGTCGCTCGATAACGGATCGACGACGATCACGCACCTGGGCGGCTCGATCTCGATCAATACGGGGATCGATCTCCTGAACACCGAATTCGGTGGTTCGTCGGCGGCCGATGTGACCGTCCCTGCATACCGCGAGGTCACCGGGACGATCGATTTCTTGGTGAGGAAAGACGAGGTATATCTCTTCAACGAGTTTCGGCGCGGGGTGCAGAAGGATGTGGTCATCACCCTCGGCGATACCACGGCGAAGCGGATGAAGATCAACTGCAACATCACCGAGGTCGCGCCATCACAACGCGACTCGCCCGATGCCGATATGATCAGATACACGGCGAACCTCACCGCCCTGGCATCGAGCAGTGGCGAGGACGAGATCACTCTCGTCTTCGATTAAGGGATGACGCGACCCTTGAGCGGGTCGTCGGGGTACTGCGTCGCCTCGCCGTGCAATCTGTACGGAGTCCGATCCGCTCAACTATGACGCAGAGGGTTATCGATTATGGAACTGGGCATCACTTGGTTTCGGTATGTGCCAGAATGGAAGGGCAACCGGGATCTGAACGAGGACGAGCAACTGTCGCTTGAAATCAAGCGGCTTAAGCCGATTAATACGCTGTATGACGAGGACGACGAGGCGATACACAAGTGGCGAGACGAGCATCTCAAGACCTGGCTCGACGACCCCGAGCATGGCGGCAATGTGCGGCAGATGCCGGTCGAGGTCTTGAAATTGCTTAAGCGATTCGTCAACCATACGCGAGGATTCAAGGGCTTCGTTTTCGATGGGGTCGAGAAGACCGACCCGATCGACATCTTTCTCAATATCCCGAATCCGACGACGACCTCGCAAAACGACTCCCTCATCATGGAGATCGTGCAAGTCCTGGGCGAGACGGCGCACATGACGGGGGATGAATTAAAAAACTTCGTGGCGCGGCAAGATGGTTTACCCTCGGAAGCGGTCGCGGGTGCATAGCGTGTGCAGGGCGACGCAAGCCGCAGATATGTCTCCATCCCGCAGGGGAGGACCGAGGCGGTCTCCTCGGCGAGGAGGCATATCTCGGATGCCCTGCTCGCAAGATCACCGATCTGAGTCGCGCCTTATATGAGATCCATGCCCTCGCCCATTCAGCGCAACCGGGAACGTATCACCGCCACCTCGGATATTCCGAGCTGGTCGAAATGCCGTGCATCGTCGCCGAGGCGTTTAACGTCATCGCCGACGAAACACACCAGATTTTAAAGGAATCCGATGGCGGCAGTAAGGCAGGATCTGACAGTCGCGGTTCGGCTGAATGACCAGTTCAGCGACGGGATGCGCGACATACAGCGCGTCACTGGCGATACGTTTGACGAGAACAAGCCCGGATCGTTTCTGTCGGGCATCAAGGCCAGTACCGTCGCCCTGGGTGCGATGGCGGTCGGTGGCGTTGCGGCGGTTGGCGCAGGGCTTAAATCGGCGTTTGATCAAGCTCGCGAGTTTGAGCAATCAATGGCCGATGTCTCGGCGATCACCGGGGCGACGGGTGCAGAATTTGAAGCACTGGAAAAGCTCGCCCGCGAGATGGGCGCGACGACCGCCCATTCTGCCACCTCTGCCGCCGAGGGTATCCAGTTCCTCGGCATGGCGGGCTTGACGACTGACCAGATCATGGCGGCCCTTCCGGGGACCTTAAGCCTCGCCTCGGCGGCGGGCATGGAACTCGGGCAAGCGGCAGATATATCGACCAACATTCTTTCAGGGATGGGCATGAAGGTCGGTGATTTGGACGGGGTCGTCGATAAACTTGCACAAGCTTCGCGGAGTGCCAATACCGATGTCGGGCAGATGGGTGAAGCGTTTAAAATGGTTGGTCCCACTGCGGCGGCGGCGGGTGTGAGCTTTGACGATACGGCGACGGCTCTCGGATTGCTTGCAAGTGCGGGGATGGCGGGAAGCATCGGCGGCTCGTCGCTCAACTCGGCATTGCGGGCGATGATCAACCCGAGCAAAGAGGCGGCGAGAGAAGCGGCAAAGCTCGGGTTGACTTTTGTCGATGCGCGTGGCAAGATGCTTCCAATGAGCAATATCCTCACGCAACTGGAGGATAAGTCGGTCACGACGCAACAATCATTTGAGATATTCGGAACCGAGGGTGCGCGGGCGATCAACGGGTTGAGGGCGGCAGGGATACCCGCATTTACTGCCCTCGACAGGAAAATAAAAGAGTCGGGCGACGTTGCCCAGGACATGGCCGAGACGCGCCTCGGATCATTCGATGGTGCGGTGAAGAAACTCACCTCGGGGCTGAGTGAGTTCGGCATCTCGGTCGGCGAGACATTTCTCCCGATCGTCACCAAAGTCGTTGAAGAGTTTTTAATCCCGGCAATCAACCGCACCAATGAATGGATCACCGCATTCGGCGGCATTGACACGATGTTTCGCGATGCCCTGACCTTTATCGTCGGTTTCAAAAATACCGCGATCAATATCCTCACCGAGCTTTTCAACAACGCCGATTTCGCCGAGGAGTTCCTTGGTAATATCGGCGGGATCTTTGCGGCGGCGGCGGGCGTCGTAACGACCTTTGCGGTCGGATCGGACGGCAAGGGCGGTGCGCTCGGCATCATCATCGAGTTGGGCAAGATCATCTGGAAACCGCTTGAGCAGGGATTTCTCGCCATCTGGGATGTAATCAAGTTCCCGCTTGTTTCGGGGGTCAATTTCATTCAAAAGACCTTTACCGACGGGATCAATGCGGTTATTCGACAGATCAACTCTCTCGGTGAGGTCTTCGGCGTTACCATCGACGAGATTGATTTTACTCCGATCACCGTCGATGCTCCGAAGACGTTCAAGGAACGATGGGAAGAAACGACAAGCTCGATCGATGAGTCGTTTACTGCTATTGGAAAGCACTCAGACGATATTGCCAACAACATCGGCGCAAATGTCGATGAGGTGACAGGTGCAATCCGCGCCACGGCAGACTCGGCATCTCATCATGTGGACAAAGGGATGGCCGAGGTCATCGATAAGTACGACGGCGCAACCGAGACGATGAAGAAAAAGGCACCCGTCGATGGCAAAAAGATCGGCGAAGAATTGACGAAGCCGATTGTCGTGGCGACCGAAGAGGTCGGCGAAAAAGCGGGCGGGTCGCTTATTAAATCTTTGGGCAGTGAGATCCGCGACCCAAAGACGGGAATCGGGCAAGTGCTTGTCGGTGGTCTGACGGACGTTATGCAGACAGGCGATTTCAAGGCAGGGATGACCACAATCGGCGAGGGTATTGGCGGGATGATTGGCGGCCCTGTCGGTGCGATCGTCGGCGGGGTATTGGCAAGCAAGGCCTGGGATATCGTAGTCGGCTCGGGACCATCGGCGGCGGCTCGCGCCGAGGGTGCAACGGGCACTTTTTTACGGGCCTTTGAAACCGCTGGCGGCGACATTAGCAGAATCGAGAACATCGATGAAGCACTTGCAGGGTTGGTTAAAAGCGTCCGCGATACCTCGGCACCGACGGGTCGAACAGCACAATTCCAAGGGGGCGACAGGCAAAGCGGCGCGTTTGGAGAAGTTGCATTTATCGAGGATTTAATGGGATTTGGATTGTCGAAAGCTCAAGCGGTAAAATTGACCACGAATATCATTCCCAAAATGTTTCAAGGGAAAACGCTTCCCCCCGATTGGGTCCGCGCCATTAATGCCGCATTGACAGAGGGATTGATTCAGGCAGAAATGGAAGATATTACAGCGGCGACTTTGATGCACGACTTTGAGGACATGGTGACGGATCGCGCCAAGGACCGACTCGGCATCACGCCCGCCGCCAATGGTTTCAACGGCATGGTATCGTCGCCGACCTTGTTCCTGGCGGGCGAGGCGGGACCAGAACAGGTGGACATCACCCCAACCTCGCGGATGCAGGGCGGGTTTAGCGGCTCGGGCGGTGCGAACTTCCATTTCAATTTCAGCGTCAACACTATCGACGAGCAAGGGGTCAAGAGTTTCATCGAGGAGGACGCGAAGCCTTTTATCGTCCAGATGCTCAACCGCGAATCGACTCGCGGCTCCACC